CATTCTCATTCTTTAACTTTGGTCCAAATGAACCATAAGTAGAAATGATTTCTAAAAAGTGTCTTCTTGCTTCGTTGCTTAAAGTTTTTTTAGGTACACCTGCACCTTCACCCATTAATTTTTTTAACTTTATCATTAGTTTAGTTCCTCTATTATTTGTCTCATTAAATCTTGTGCTTTACAAAACTTACCACATTCTTCAATTTCGTTTTGTACGCTTTCATTCATACCAGTTGGTGATAAGAATGCTCCATGTGTAGATGGGTTAGAAACAAAATCAAATCCAATAAGTTCAAAATCTTCTTGAACCATTACTGTATTTTCCCTCATAGGTTTAACTGAACCCATACCTCTACTACTAATACCCAAACGGATATTGTGCTTAAATAATTCTTTTAAGATATTGCCAGATGGAGTTGAAAGAACTTCAACGGTCCCACACAAATCTTTTCCATCCCAATGCATTTCTACAATATTGTGGGATACATTCTTTAAGTTGATGACAGTTGACTCAGGATGGTCTAGTTCCCCCAAAGCTCTGCGTTCTTGGATTAAAGTATCGTATTTTGTTGCTTCCCTCTGTAATATATTAAGGGGGTATATACGATGATTTTGGTTAGGAGCATCTGCTCTTTGCAATACACCCTTAACTAAAAACTTTCCGTTTTGGTCTTCTTGTACTTTCCCCTCAAATAATCTGTGTTCTATTAGTAATCCCATATCTTTATGCTAATAAATAGTAATATTCTTTAAAATGTTTAATCCTATCTGCCAATCCAATTGTACCACCATTTACTCTTTTTGTTATTTGTGTAACTACCGCATCGGAAGACCCACCATCAGCTAACTTATGTAATCCGTTTTTAGAGAAAAACCAAGCGGCCGAAAGTAAAGCGTACTTTGATGCAACCACATCTGGGTTTGCCAAAATATCTTCACCGATGGACTTACCGAATGCGGTATAGTTTTCCTTTCCAGTTAATTGAATATATCCACGCCCTCTGAATTTGTAGCCCTCACGAGTTGCTTCAACTCCATTTCCCATACGTCCACCATATACTCTACTTGCAATCATCTCTGGCTTTCTCTCATATGCCGTTGCCATTGCTACCGTTGGAAAGTATTTCTTAAATATACCCATCAATCCTTTTGCAGAATAGTTTAGGTTTTCTTGTGTTGCTTTAAAACCACCACTCTCATGTCCACATTGTGCCAAAAAGTGTGCTAATCGTAAAGGAGTGTTTATACCAAATTTAGCCGCAGTATCAGGTATCATAGCTATTACCGCAGTAGGAATATGTCCTTTTAATTTATCTAATTTTAAACCAGGATAAGTTGGTGATGTTGCTACTGCTGGTGCAGGTGCTGCTATTGGTGTTGGGGTTGGTGCTACTACTGCTGGTTTTACAACGGCAGTTAGACCCATAATCTTATTCCAAGTATTAGGTCCTACAATACCATCTGCTGCCAAACCATTTTTAGTTTGCCAAGCTTTAACCGCATCTTCCGTTTTTGGTCCGAAATTACCAATTGGGTCTAAACCTAATTTAGTTTGTAATTTCTTTACATCTTCGTTATTATCACCTCTCTTTAATAACATAATTATTTTCCCTCTTGCTTACCTTTCCAAGCTGAATCTACTTTGTTAAAAAATTCTTTCTTTTCATCATCACTCATAGATGGAATAGATTTACCAGCTTTATCCAATACTTTTTGGAAAAACTTTTGGTATTCTGCTTCCTCTTGCATTACCTCTTTTACGATTGATTTTAATGCTTCTCTCTTTAATGATTTTTCTTTACCCATAGTTTGTGGTAATCCGTTTGCTACGTTTTCAATATTTTCTTCAACAAATCCTTTACTTTTGTAATCTTTGATTCCTTTTTCTAAATCTACTTTGTTCTTAAAAATCTTTATATCATAAAAATCACTACCATCATTATGTGTTGATGTACCATTGTGAGAACTGATACTATATTTTGCTTTACCGATTGGTGGATTTACTTTAAATACTTTCTTACCTTCGTTTACTGATTCCATTTTTAGGTCTTTAACCATACCAGGTTTAGCACTATGAGTATCAAATCGAATGTACTTACCATTATCTAAAATAATTGCAAATCCAATGTTATCATCATAAACTACATTTTTAATTTTTTTACCTTTCATTATATAGTTAAGGTTTTTATTATCACTAAATGCTTCGTTTACTGATTCTCTAATACCATCTTTAAAATCCCATTTAGCGCCTCTATGTGTAGTTGCTCTTAATGTATTTCCTTGCTTATCAGTTAATGGTTTTCTTGTTTTGGAATCATACACCCAACCATCGTCATCGGATGATGTATAACCATTATATCCGTTCATAACAAAAGTTTTTCCGGTATATGGCTTTTTGTTTAAATAAACTACATCTGGTAATTTTAAATGTTCAAATCTATCTATAATATCAATTACTTTTGCTTCAGTTATAGATTCAAACTTAAAGTCTTGATTTCTTTGAGACTCTGCACTTACTACTGCTAATAAACCAACTTTTGATTTAGGAACTTTTAATTGAGTAATTGCTTTTTGTTTTGCATCATACAAATCTTTTCCATCAATATCAATTTTCTTACCCATAAAGAATGCGATGAACTTCGTTTCCTCTAATTGTTGCTCTTGAACTTTTGCAGTTCTAGAACCAATTGGTGAACCCAATGCTTTAAGGGTAATGATACCTGATTTTTGTAAATGTCTCATATTAAAAATCTATAATTGTTCTTGCTATTTTATTTAATCTTTCCTTTATACGAAAGATACTTGTATTTGTTCTTTTATAAAAATCTTCGTTTGTTACTCCGTTTTCTAATTTAAGTTTATTGTACCAACCTAAAAACTTTTCTACCTCTGCTAATTGGTTTTTGATTTCTCTAACACCTAAATTGATTTTTTGTTCTGGTGAACGAGTTTCATCTCGTTTAAGTGCTAACCAACGATTTTCAGCTAATTCGTATCCAGTTCCAGATGCTTTAGCTTTACGCTCTTTATCAGCTTGTGTATTTTTACCAAACGCAAATGGAGTTTGATACCCGTCTACCGAAGCAGTTGTAGTTTCTTCGTTAGTTGGTGTGTTCCTTTCGCGAAGTTTTGTACGGATAATTTCTTTTAATCTATCTCTACTAGATAATTCCATTTTGAGTTCCTCTCAATTCCTTTTCCAATTCAAACCCCATAATGACAGATGTAATATGTGTATCTGTAATTTTATTTGCAGTTTTAATTTTATTTAACTGATTGATTGTTTCTGCTAATTTAATTTTGGTTACTTTGTCTTTAATTTGTTTACCAACAGTAGTCAATGCTTTATTCAAAACAACAACTTCATTAGCAATAAATAATTTAAGATTTTCGGAATTTGTAAATGAATTGATGTATTCTTTTAGAATGCCCTTTTGTCTTTCATTTAAAGATTTGTATTTTTTATTAAAGTTTTCCACCAACATTTTGTATGTTAGTAAACGGATTTCTTTATCTTCTTTTTTAAGAGCTTCGTTAATTTTATCTACTACCTTTGCATTAGAAATTGGTTTAGCTATTAAATGCTCTACCAATGAAAATTTTGTGTTTACAAAATCCTTCGGGTCATATGAGTTTTCAGTATTTAAATTAAATTCAAATATCTTATATACTGATGCCAATACTTTATAGTTTGGAACTTGTGATTTTAAGAAATCATCTATTTGATAATTTTCTTTTATTTCTTTGATAAGATTATACTTTTCTTTAAGTATTTTTTTCTCATCTAATTTTTTACGATTATCAATTACTGCATCAATAAATCTTTCGGCACGATTTTCATTATTATATTTTTCATTTACGATGAATTGATATAATTTCAGTTCGTTTGCTAGTTCTGTTTTAGAATTGAAATACTTTTTTAACAATCCTTCCGCAATACTTTTACGATTGGAAAGGATGTCAGAGGTTACTTGACGAACTAATAGTTCGAAAAGAAAACCTGTATTTCTAAACTTTGAGTGTTTTATCTGTTTCATTTATTCTTTATTCCAAATATAAATATATAATATCTATTTAATAGTAATTTTATTGAATTATATTTTCCTCATCCATCATACTTTTTCCTTCCATTATTACCTTTGCTCCGCCTGATTTTAAAGTTTTTTTGATTGATTTGATGAAACTTTCATTGCTACTTCTACTTAATTTCTTTAATTCTTTATCACCTAAAGCATCTCTTCCGTACATGTGGTCATCTTTACCAAAGCGACTAGCATCACGCGGTCTTCCTGCTCTCTTACTTTCGTTTGGTGATTGACCTAACTTTGATTTTAAATCTTGTATAGTTTTTTCAACATCTAATGGCTCACCCGATGGGAACTCATCTTCTGGTTGTTCTTCTTCAGGTTGTTCTTCACCACCCATTTCAGGTTGTCCAGCCATCATACCACCTTGCTCTTGTTGACCTTCTGCTTTTCCAGTTGTTTCTAAATTAGTTAAAATAAATGTACTTTTAGCATCTTTTATTAAACCTTCCTTCATTTCATCAATATCATCATCACTAAAGTTGAATACATTTTTATACATCCATTCTTTTGAAATTAATTTCAATTCACCCATTGTTCTAACCAAATCTACTTTTGATGCCCATAATTCAACTTTAGATTGTTCGTAGATTACATATGGAATAGTTAATTGTAATTCAAAATCAGCTAATGTTTCATCATCAATACCTTGTGAGTATAAGTGAATGATTGCAATTTTTTCTAATTCAGATGTTACAATTCTTTGAACTCTTTCGATTGTTTTTGCAAATCGCATATCCATAGCTGCCAATGTAGCTTTTGAATTACCATCTTCCAAAAATCCTAAATGTTGTTTTGGTATCTTTAGTGCCGCAAACATTTTATCTTTTAAGTAATTTATATCATCAATTGGAGCATACTCTAAACCTTCTAAATTCTCAATAGATGTTCCACTATCACTACCACGAACTGGTAAGTAAAAATCTTCCATTAGATTTTGGATGTTATACTTTAAGTTGTATTCACCTGTATCTGGATTTACTAATGCAGTCTTTTTAGATTTATTGATAATACGCTGAATGTAATTATCAATTTCATTTGTAGGAATATTACCTACATCAATTTTATATACACGCTTTTGTGGTGCTCTACTAATACGATGTATAATCATCGCATCTTCCATTAAACTAATTTGTTTCCACAATCTTCTTGCACTCTCTAACATAGATTTACCATATGGCAAATAGTTAGTATCTGTCAACATACGAAAGTGAGCAATCTCATAATTTTCGTATTCTGTTTTTTGTCCAGCTACATAAAGTGATTTAGTTGCTAATGGGGTGTGAATGAATTTAACTGATTGCCAATTATTTGGGTCATATCCTTCAACACGAGTAATTTCATAAACTGAAAGTGGTTGGATACCTACAACTCCCAATTCTTGTGCAATCTCAATATGTAAAAAATGGTCACCATATTTAACTAGATTACGAACCCACGGGAATAAATTAAATTCAACATTTATTATATCGTAGAATAAGTTTTCTAATATGGATTTTATTTGTTCGTTATTTGTTTTTACCTCTAATACTCTTCCATATTCATTTTTAGATGTAGACTCTTCTGCGTAAATATCTAACGCTGCACCTATAATTGGGTCAGAGTCCATAGCATCATAATCTCTAAAAAGTTCTTGACGGATTTGTTGGTAAGCAAGATAATTCTCAAAAGTATTATTCATAGATGATGAGTGTAACCTCATATACCTATCACGTAAATTAGTAGCTATTGCCTGCGTTTCATCGTAATCAATTACTTTTAATTTATTCCCCTGCTTTCTTACGATTACCGATGTAGAGAATAATTTACCTAACCTACCAAAAAATGATTTATCTGTTGCCATTTACTTCTGTTTGTTTAATTATATAACCTTTATTTTTTTACTCATTTTTACCACGTTTAGGTGTTTAGTGGTAATTTATAGTTTTACTCAATTTTACCACTTTCTACAAGACCAGTAGTTTGCTTTTGTGCGCGGACCAGGATTATCACAATTCATTCTTGCTCTAAACGATTTTCTTCTTGCTGGGTTGTTCTTTTTAATTACCATTCCCTTTTGTCCAAAATTCACTTTAATAACTTTCCCAGTCTTTGGGTTTTTAACATATACTTTGAATTTTTTAACATCACCTTGCATTGGTTTTCCCAATTTTACATCTCTACCTTGATATTCTGCCTCAAATACACAATTACAATTTGCTTCTTGCAATTCATTTGTATATCCTTTTAGATACTGAATGAAATCTTCCATATCATCATCTTCAACATCTAACTCATCGTAATCTTCCGTATTATCGTGTCCACATTTATGACAAACATATGGAGTTTTTCCACCATCTTCTAAATCCCATTCCCATCCACATTTTTCACATTCTATCGTTTGATTACTATCTTCATTAACGGGAACACAATTTGGAACTTGATTTCCACCTTTATCCTTCATTCCCACTTGCTTATATCCATCCCAACAATCTTCACATAATGCATTAGCTTCTCCTTCGTTACAAGTCTTCCAACCACCACCTTTTGATTTATAGTTCTTTGCAGCCCAACCATTCGCATACGCAGATGGATAAACATCAAACTTTGATTTAGCTGCCGATTTAGATGCGGACCATTTTGCTGGGTCTGTTGGGCAATTCTTTTCTAAAAAAAGATTTAATTTTTCGTAGATATTCATACTTTCCTTTTTTGGTTGTGTAGAAACATTTATTGGTTTTTTACCTTGTCCTTTACTATCCCTACCACCCCTATCTGCATCGTTTTGTGCCGCTCTTTTTCTACGAGTTGCACTTTCTTTTTCTTTTTTACTCATTCCCGCAGCTTTTGATGCTGGAACACATTTTGCGTATCCTTTTTTCTCACCCGAAGTTCCGCATGGTGGGTGTTTTCCATCTACCTTTTTGCCGATGTTTACCCACTTTTCCTTAAACCACTTGCGTAAATCTTCTTTCATTATATTACGCAATTTCATATTACCATTCATATACAATATATAAATATAAAGAAATTGAGTTTAACCTAGCGTAGCAGCCACCTCAAATCCTCAAACTCATCATTTTTGCCTGTTTGCATTTTGTATGGGTCATCACCAAATTGACCAGGTGTATATAAACTATCATAGGATGTTTGTACAAAACCATCAATAGAACGTCTTGATAAATCTATCCCTTCTTGTCTTAAACGGAGTGCAGTATCTCTAATCCACAATCCCATTCCCAATGCCATCACCAAGTCATCATTGTATCCTCTTGCTGCTTCGGCTCTACCATTGTTCCAAATGAATGTAAAGAACTCATCTATCGTTCTCTTACTACGGATAATAACACTCATATCTCGCATATAACTATCTATCTTTGATATTACCAACGGACGAGTTTTAGATGATATACTAAATCCTGGTACCATTTGTTTTTCATCTCTGTAAAACTTATTAGTGAATTGAGTATCAATATCTACATATTTAACATCTCTGTTAGACCAGAATAGATTTTTGTAGTTTCTATCTAAACATTGTTGAATTGTTGTCCACCCAATTGATGCATTATCAATGATTAGTAAAGCATCGTTGTATTCGGTTGCCAAATTGATTAGGAAATTACCAAAATCCTTTGGTTCAATCTTTCCTTT